AAGAAAGAAGTTTCGCTTGAACTAATGTAAGTTCCTACACCAAAGGTTGTATTGATGTTATTCATTATCTGAATATTACTTTCTCCAGTTATAATCCCTCTTAGCATCGCAGTCTTTAGTTGATCTGAATATTGTCTTACTCCATTGGTTAAATAAGTCATTTCAAAGTTCTTTAGTTCTCTTAAAGCATCGATACTTGCTACAGATACTTGTCCTAATTGCCTTTCAGATAGTTCTGCAAATACTCTTGCTATCTCATCATCAAAGGTTTTACCTACTCTATTCATTAGTTTGGTAAACCCTAATGCTTCCATTTCTGCAAAGAAGTCTATCTGCTTAGCAATCTGCATTAGTTCAGTATCTGATACTCTACCTAACCCAATAACCAGGTTATCCAATTTGTCAATTAACTGTTGTTGGATATTTTCTATTTCTTTATTGTAGAAATCTAAATTAGCCAACTTGCTCACCTATTCTATCAATGATAGATTGTGTTTCGTCTGCTTCTTGTGGTTGTTCAGCATCTATCTGTTCCACTATGCCTTGTATTTCTTCTTCCTGTAAGTCAGGATTCTTCTTTCTTAGATAAGATTGTCTTGTTTCTAAATCATTTTGGAATGCCCAAGAATAGTATTTGATTTCCTCATCTGTACTCATAGGCACTTCTCTTTCAGCAAAATCTATACTGAATTGGTCGCCAAGATTAATACCACCTGATACTTCACATATTCTTTTAGCAATTTGGAATTGTTGTTTCTCAAATGGACGATAGATTTGTTCTGTATCACTTCTTAGTGCATCCATTAAATCAAGTTGTCCCATCTTCTTAGATAATCCTGATTCTGCACTCTTGTCAGTCCAGTTGATTCTTACATTGTTGGATTGTGCAATACTATCTACCATATACTTCGTAGATTCAATCATTGCTTGTACATTTGCATTAGGTGTTGCATAATTAAAGTTTGCACCTTCAGGTAATACTAATGCTTTATCTTGTCCAAAGTTGATTCGTTGTTCAGTATCTAATCCTGTAAAGACTGGTTGTCCTAATTGGAATCTTCCATGCAAAGCTAATTCTGTTAGCATAATGTTAATGGATCGCATACCATCTACTAAGTCTGATGCACCTTCTCTAAAGAAATCTCTTGTGAATGGATGTCTATGTGCTATGTTAAATGGTAAGACATCTCCATAAGGGTTTCTATCATCAGGAACTATTGAAGTAATAGCACCTCTTGATGAAATCATAAAGTGTTTCCCTTCCATATCATCAGTATCTTTACTCCAAAACATATATTGTGCATCTTCTGTTCGTGCTTGTAGATGTGATTCTGCTTGATACATAATAGCAAAAGGTTCATCCTCGTTTGGTTTAAAGAATGGTGTAAAGAAATGGATTGGTCTATATTTTAGTTTCTTGTTTACATCATCCCAATGAGTGTATAAAGCTTCTGTACCTAATAAGTAAGTCAGTTGCTCAAATTGTTTCATGAACGAATCAAGGTCGCCTAAAATATCGTTATATTTATCGTTAAATCTTACTGGAGATTGTTGATATACTAATGCTCTACGACTTATGATATTTCTTACAAGATTAATATACATTGGTGGGATTTGTGATAAACTATCGCTATCGAAATATCCTTTAATGTCTTGTTCAAGATTGATACCCTCATAGTAGTCTAACAATCTTTCTCTTTCTTCCATTTCTTTGTTGTGTCCTTCTTCAATCGTATCCATAAGAAGATCATACAACATCTTTTCTGTTAAATTATAAATTATCATGTTTCATACCTTTTATAAAATTTTATCTCATCAGACTGCATATTTTCTATATATCTGTCTGTGAACTCCTTGATGAGTTCTTTATTTTCTTTGTCCTCTTTTATACTTAATCGGTATCCCCATACCATAGCACTTATCATGCTAACTATAACCCCTAAACAGAATCCTAAGATTAATTCTACCATTCTATTGCCTTTGCTTGTCCTTTGAAGCCATATCGGTAGTCCATTGGATAACATAAAGCATCCAAAAAGTGTGATAAGGTTTCTGTTTTTAATATTTGTCCATTCTCCATAGTGCAAAGTTCTAAATCTCTAATCAGATTCTTGCAGTTAGGATTGACAAATAAACGATGCTTACCTGTTGCATCTTCTAACATCTTGTTTAAAGCATTCAGTCTGTCCTTTTGAGTTGGATTAGCTTTCTTACTGATTACTGTAAATCCACTCTCTTGTAATATCATGTGATCTGATTTTGTACTATTGCTCGTTCTTGCTTTACCTGCTGGATCGGGATATACTGGAAGTCCTGGTGCTTTTTGTTGCATTAGCTTTGCCAGTTCAAATGTATTTGAGTTCTGTAATCCAATTTCATCAAACACATACACTTCTCCAGCAGTATTCTCGCACATTAGGATAGCAGTCATATAAGATGCTACCCCAAAGTCGATTCCCCAAAACATTCTTGGAGATTTATCCATTACTCTACAATGAATATCTCTACTAAAATTATATGCTGCTCTATTTGCAGCAGTAAGAAAACTTGCAAGATATTCTTGCTCAAAAGTTCTCTTATCTAAATTCTTTTTGGCATTCTCTACTTCATCTGCAGAAATAAAGCCACCTTCTAATGTGGTAAACTGCCAAGACTTATAATCTCCACCCTTAGATTGTCCTTTGACAAATAGATCATAAAAGTGGTTTTGTACACCAGTAGGAGTTCCTACAAATAGTGCATTACCTTTTGTTTCTGCTAAAGTTGGTTGTATAATCTCTCCCCAAACATTTTCTTTCATATAAGAATACTCATCCATCACTACCATTGTTGTGGAAACTCCACGAAGTGAATCGGGTTTGTCTGCCCCTTTGAGTTCAATCTTTGCCCCATTGTCAAAAGTAATAGATAGTTCAGTTTCATTAATACTGACATCTTTCTTTGCAAAAATGTCCTTGAGGATACTCCAAGATACCATTTTAGCTTGTCTATATGTAGGAAAGACGATCCATCTTCTTTCATTTGCTTTAAGAGGTTTTGACAGTAAAAATAAAATTGAGAAGTAAGATTTACCCCATCTTCTACCACAGGATAAGATTTTGTATCTTGTCTTGTCTTTAAGAATTTCTTTTCTTGTGGCATCAATCGTCCAATCCATCTATATCAAATACCTTAATCGGTTCTTCTGAAATATCCTTGATTCCTATACTTTGACTTGGTTTACCCAAGATTCTATCTGCCAAGAAGTTTACAGCAGTCATATTCCCACTTAATGCTTCTTGATATACTGTGTTAACCACACTCTCCAACATAGTCTTTTTAGTCTTACCTATAGGTTGATTAGCTATTTCTCTAATATGATGATTTAAAGCGAACTCTTTAGGTGGCCTACCCTTAGGGTTTCCTGAAGTACCTTTTTTAAATCGCTTTCCAACAGGTGGTTTTTTATATCCTACTTCCCTGTTGTTCCCCTGTTTTTCAGGGACTATCTTTGTTTTTGTTTTGACTGCAGCCAAACTAATCACCCCACTATTTGAAGGTTATGTTCGTTATTAAAACGAAAGGGAAGGTGTTACCCTTCTACTATATAGGGAAAAAGACTACAAGAAACCCTTAGTAAAGTCTTATAAATGCTTGTAAGTGTTGATATTGTTGAGAAAGATTTTTTTTTGAGGACTACAAAAAACCCCTCGATTGAGGGGCTTTCTGCACACTAACTGATATGAGGTACTACAAAGGAAATAAGGAAATTATTTTTTTAGGCAAATCCTCTACAAAATTATACACTTTCATATCTGCTGGTAATATGTCTATATCGTATCTATATCCATATTTCTTTATGGTATCGGTACTAAAGTCTTCTATTAGCTTATATGTGCCTAATTCTACTTGATGTGGCTCAAATACTACTATCTGCTTGTGAGGTATATTGAATTGTATTAGATAACTGTTATTGTCAGTAAGTTTTTTTGCTTTATGTTCTTTAATGTGGAAATAAGGCATATTAGCAAAGAGAGATTGTACTTCTACTTTGATGGTTTGATTTTGGTAGGTGATTTTAAAGTCAGGTGCTGCAGTAATCTGTTTTCTTAACACCCTGATGATCCTATCTTGATCATGGTTGTCAAAGGATAAAGTCAATTCATTATATTGTGGTAAAGAGAATAAATAAGCAAAGACATCTTCTACTAACCACCCTCTACATATATCAATAAAATGTTGTTCAGGGGTTCTGTTGTCCTGGATATGTTCCATTTCCTTGCCTAAGGTTTTATTGATGGTTTTTAGTTGTTGTTTGTATTCGTAATACTTCCCATGTAGGTAATGATTATAGTTTTTACTTTTAGATAGTTCTTTTAATTGATTGTATGCTTTATCTAACTTATTCATTTTCTTCTAAGTAGATGTTTTATCAATGTGGCTTGTTTAGATAGCTTTTTTAATGCTCGATTATAGTAAGTCTTACAAGCCGATTCTGATATTCTCATATTAAATGCTATATCTGCAAAAGGTTTCTTATATATACTTCTGTCATAGAAGCATTGATATTCTTGGTCAGTTAATTCTCTACCTGCTACTACTCCAGTAAGTACATATTTGAGTTCTTCAAGCATTTTTGCTTGTTCTTGTTCTACTTCATCAATTAAATCCTGATAACTTCTTGCTGTGTTTTCGATATTGTTTTTCAAAACAATTCTCCTTGTACTTGAACTCCTTTTAATCTTGCTTCTGCTATATCGCAGTATTCTTGTTCTCTTTCTATGCCTATATAATTGAATCCTTGTTGCTTACAAGCTATTAGTGTTGTTCCACTACCTGCAAAGGGTTCTAATACTATGCCTTCTTTGGGTGTTACCAGTCTTACTAAATATTCCATTAGTTTTATTGGTTTTACTGTTGGGTGGTGGTTTTTGTTATATGTAATACTTCCCATGCTACCATCATTTCTTCCTGACATACCACCTGCTTTTTTGGTTTTAAAATTTTCTTTTTCCCATGCCAAGTTATCTAACCCCATATTTCGTTCTGCTTTACTTGCTTTGGCACAATAAAAGAATCTACTACTTTCTTCAAATACTTCTAATACTTCTTCACTTCCATCGTGGATTATGTTTGCAGGGAATCTTCCTTCGTTTAATGATTGAACTTTACCACCATTTAAACCATCTCCATATTTACCTAAACTTTCTCTACAATTTTCAGTATCAATTTTTTTTGTGCCACCATCAGTTCCAACTCTACACTCATCTATGTTTATTCCACCTGTGCCATGTGTTAAGACATTTTCTGCTACTGATTTGTTAAATGGTTTTCTTGCCATTACAATAGGTTCGTGTGCAGGTTTTAATGCAGTTCCCCAACCTTCCCATTGTTTTGCTTGTTCTGTTTTAGGAATAGTTATATCTATTTCTTTTTGTGCTTTATTGTTTTGATTTGTAAATGCAAAAGTTTTTCCAGTCCCAATTCCTGATGTTTTTTTACCAACTATTTCTCTTTCTGCTTCTTTCCAATCAATTAAATAATCAAATCTATTATCTAAATTTAATATT